TAAGGTTATGGCCTATTCTGTGGCCTTGCCTCCTAACCTCATATAACCTACCTTAACGAGTCTAATACTCTGCTATGTAAGTAGTAGTGTATTTTCCGGTTTAGACACAAATTACGTAGTTTTCTTATATTTTCTAAATTGAAATGATGGATTCTGCGTAAATGTGAAGATAGTAAATGTCTCTGTCAAATTGGGTACGGACGGTCTTATCATGCTCTGCGCATGAGTAAGGTGTCTACGATTGTCTGTGAGTCATTCCAGACGCAGCTCAAGTGTCGGGAAACGTCTCTTGCTTCCCGAGAAGACAGCGAGAGCACGTCATTTCGTGTCAACTGAGCTGGATCTTTGCGCGTCCAGAGAATTATCCGATCGACATATTCATACGTCAATTTGAGTTGAAGGCGGATCCATTCAGAATTCGAGTTCAAGTAATCGCTGTAGAGGGATTTCCGAACATCAGACAGATGGGCCAAGGATGCTTCTTTAATTTCATAGCCAGACGGCCGTATGAAGTCATTGACACGCTCTGTTGTGTACCTTAAAGACCGGTCAATTTTTGGTCGGAATTTCGCTACGGTATCCAGCGAAATTTCGTTCGAGTTTCCTACCCAGTCGTATCCGGGACTCTCGTAGACAAAAATCCAGGATTGCTTCTTTGAGCTTCGGACAGTCGAACTATTCGTGACTCTGAGGGGGTTACAAGCCGATATGATCCACTTTGCTTTGTCTTCGCAACAGATAACTCTAAAGAATACCAGTGTACCGTGAGGGATGGAGTATAACAATGGAAGTTGGTCGTCAAGTTCAATCTCTACATCGAGAATGATTATGTCCGGGCGAGATTCACATACCAGATTCGGGTATGCCGTGATGTCGCCACCAAACTCGAAAACGTAGTCGGACCAACTGAATTGCGACTGCATACCACATTGCATTATCTCAGGCGGGACGTAAGTACCTTCTCGTTGTGTTATCATGGGAAATGAGGTCCTCAGGTCTATACCCTCAACATGCAGTGCACCTGATCGCAATGCGACGGATGACGTGGCCCCGTGTCCTACCCCTATAGTCATCACTTTGCGCCCGGCAATTCGTTTGGAGTATCGTCTCAAAACTGTAGTCCATAGTGACATTGCACTAGCGTATCGTCCGAATGGTCTCATTATACCGGAGCAGAACAGATCGAGGACTCGGTCGTCTGTTGTTGTCATGTCACAGGTATGACTCGGGAAAAGAGATCCGAATAATGACTGCTTTGACCATGCTACGCGACCATCTAGCGGACTGACTCTTGCTGGTGGATACCCGGTGTCTGCATCCGTTCTTAATCGTACGTCGATGGCACGATTACGAAAATCACGAATTGCCTCTTTACTTGTCGTATTGCAATAGTATGTCAACGACCGGGTGGACCAAAGAATCTTCTCACCATTCTTCTTTCCCTTCAACAGATCTTGAAGTGCATGATTGAGAAGAGTCAGCCCTAGCATGTTGGGGTGTAGAGATTCGGCTCTCGTATAAGCGCTGTCGAGGATCATCTTGTCGTACGGCTTGATTAGCATCTTCTTCGAATCGTAAGATGTCATTCCGATGAGTGCCATGCATACAATAAGCAACATGGAATTGAACCTCCTGCTACTATCCTGAAACAGCACAAATTGGAAATCTCTTGCATCCAATAACTCTCCCGACTGGATGACAGCAGAAGCTCGTTGAATTAAGTCTCCGGATAAACTGCTGGCTGCGTTTTGTGCGCCAAGCAGCCCTGGCATCAGTCGAATGTTTGATGCTGCATTCGTTCGGCTGTTAGCATTCAGCTTATGAACACACTGCCTTGCAAGCATTGATGAGATGCGATATGAGTTGGATCGAATTGCATCGCCGAGAAACAAATGTGAGTCCTTAGCTCCAGCACGCGCGCAGTCGTAAATAGACATGACTGCAATATACCATGCTGTTCCGGCTATGATATCTTTGTAAGGACAATGGTTAAACTCTTTCAGATCCAGTAGTTCTGTTGGCAAGACAATAGACGACGGTTTCATGAGACGAAGATTACGCAAGTCTGATCTACTGAGCCAACAGTTGAAAATGAGTGATCTGTTTGAAATGTCGCTCAGAGAAATATGATGAGCAATTGTAGGAGAAGGAACAGCAGGAATTTCTCGAAATTGAATGATATCCGTGTAGCAGAGCTTGTTTCCAGTGTATCGAGGCCACATTACGTTCGACGGAGGGGCTTGCACGCGATCGTCAGGAAGAGGGATGAGCGGTGACGGAATATGAATTCCAAAGTCTCGAGGAGCTTTAGTTTCTGACAAAGAGAGAGCTTGATACACGCTTGTCATTAGTAAGAAATACTCTTGGAAAACTAGAGGATAATCAGCCTCGCCGCCGGACAATGACCCTGCGTTATCCGTACAGAACGTAATGTGCGTAGGTACAGTACGTGACCCGAGGACTGAGAAAAGGCGTGTGGTAATTTCATTGTGCCGATGTGCGGCAACACCCCCATATGACGTAGGAAGAAGTGCAGCGAGCGACTTCAGCGACCACGGCGATCTGCTTCCGATAATTTCATC